CCCACCCGGAGCGTCTTGAGGCAGTATCGGCCACAGATACAGCGTCGGCGTCAGCGTTCTATCAAACCAATAGCTCGTCGGCTGGCCTTCCTGCGTTTTTTGAGCAAGAGAAGCGTAATCTGTGCGAGAAATCGGGATGATAATGCGATCCGAACCCAGATTTGTGGTGTAAACGTCAAGCAAAAACACGACAGTGCGCGGCAAAGCATACGAAATTTGACCGGCGACAATATCCAAAGTGGCTCTCTGGACCTGCCAAAGGTTAATTCCATCTCCCGCCCAGTCAGACATCATATAATTGGCTTCATTAACAGCATCAGACATATGCTGAGCCGTCAAATCAGTCCTTCTAATCCCGCATTTAGCAAAGGCATTGATGACCATGTCACCAAATGCAGGATTAAAATTATATGTGCCGCTGGTCGACATTATTTAACCACGCTGCCGAGTTGGATGAACGTCGCTTTGACCGACCCGGGGCCGGAATTAATCGTAACCTTCGCATAAAGCGGGGCAATCGCATACGAACCCTGACGGCTAACGGCCTCAGAAACCAGATTGGCGTCCGGATTATCAAACCATACGCAATCAGCGGGAGGCGTCGGATTAGTCGTGCTATTCGGGTCGTCTAGCGTCTGCTGAACCGTATAGTTTACGGTTCCCGTCACATCGCACTGGAGCGAAATCTGCGGGAAGGCATACGGGTCAAACATAACCCACGGCGAGGAGGCAACGCCATTCGTGCCGACAATAATATTGCCGGTGACAGTCGCGCTAACCGTGATGCTGGTCACGGTCTTAAAGTCCAAACTTGTGTAAACCGTCGCCGTGTCCGGGCCTAAAAGCGTCTCCGTCTGGACATTGCCGCTGGCGCTCGTGCCGGTGACAGTAAAATACTTATCGTTGTCGACGCTGCTGGAAGCAATAGCAACGCGGCGAGCCGTATCAAGAACCGCAACGCCGCCTGTGACAAGGGCGCCATCAAGCGCAAGCGTAGAAACGCCCGTCTGCGTGGTGCAAATGCCATTGTCGTCGGCAGTCGCCAGCGGGCCAACAGTGACCGTAATCGGGCGCATCATTTAATCCTTGTGATTATTCAGCATAAAAAGGAAGGGGCGACCGAAGCCGCCCCGCCTATCTTAGTCCATGCCCATTTTGGACTGGATATCCGCGCCGGGGCGGTTGCTCGTCTTCTGAGCCGCCGTCCAATCCTGCGAGATCTTACCGCCTTCAGCGCGGCCGCCACGCTTGCGCGGGGCGCGGTCGCAACGCTCCATGGACTTATCGCCCATGACTTTGCCACCCTTCTTGCGCTTCTTGGCTTCCTTCACGACGTTGCTGCCTTCGCCGGCATAGACGTCCTTCGGGGTCGGGTTGCTGTCAAAGCTACCCTTGGGGTCATTCGGGACATTCGCCCGACTAGCAGTTTTGCCTTTCATGGCCAATCATCCTTTAGACTGAGTTCGGGCCCTGGATATACTGAACCGACAGTGCGCCAACGCCGCCGCCATTATTCGCGCTCTTAATATAGATCTGAACATCGGAAGTTCCGACGTTGATCCATTTGCCAGTGCGAGTGGCGTCAGCGCCTGCACCAACCACGACCGTGCCTAACGTGCCGCCGGCGACAGCCGTAGCAAGTTCGGTAGAAGTCGAGGAGGTGCCGATGGACAGAGTTGAAGCTCCGCCATCCCATGCCGTCGTGACAAACAGCGTAATTCCAACAATGGTCGAGCCAGCCGGAATAACAATGTTCGTCGTGGCGGCAGTCGCGGACTGAACGACAGTGGTGTCGATCTGACCGAGAATTGCCGTGCCGACATTGGCGACGTTAGTTCCTACAGTGGAGCCGCTTGTTTCTAGAATTGAGCCCGCTGTAATGGGCCCAGTGAAAGTAGTTGTGGTCATATCACTGACCCCTCCTTTGGGTTCGATAGATACTGGATAGCATTTTGGAGGATTTTTATGTCGTCCTTAAGCTTCCCAATACCCGTATTACAATCAGAGCATAGCAGACCACGGATCTTACCAGTTGAGTGACAGTGATCAACTGCAAGAGACTTCACAACACCAAGCCTTGTTGCTGTTTCGGGCTTCTTGCAAATTGCACAGACACCGTTCTGGCTTTTGAAAAATTGTTCATACTCTTGACGAGTAATCCCAAATTTTCTTTCGCGTTCCTTGTGGCGTAGCGTTTCCGCATTTGCCTCACGATATCGCGCCCGATAGTCCCGTATGACTTCCGAAATCTCAGGATTTGCTCTTCGCTTTGCGTTAGCTCGGCGAGATATTTCCTTTGCTTTTTCGGGATTAGCTTTGCGGTATCTCGCTGCTCTCTCCCTATTCTTAGCCCTACGATCCTCTTCAGAAAGACCCATGTTATTCTCCCCCAATACAGTATTTGCATACTATACCGGGGAAGAGGTTTTCACAACTCCTTACGAAGTCGGGAAGCTGCCGTAGAGGGCGCGCCAATTATAATATCCGAAGGAGTATCGCTCGTAGCCCTTAACGAGAAGGTTATCAGTCGTAAAGTCGACCTGCATATCCATTTCGTAAGGAACGCGCTCCATGTAGACGAGACCTTTGATGTTCGTCAGCAGGAACCAAGCGTAATTCGACGTCAGGTAATCATTAACCATGTAGCCTTCGGGAAGGCCACCAGCGGTCGAAATGATAGCGTTGACGTCATTGTTTGCTGTGCCTGGGCGCAGTTCAGTCTTCGTCAGACGAATTGCAACCGGCTCCAGCGTCGGCGGGATGATCAGCTTGCGACCGCGAGCGAAGATCTTCAGGCCGGCGATGTCGCGGAAGTTCTGACGAATGCTGATCATAGCATTCAACAGGGAGGCTTCGTTGAGATCAACGTCGGTCGTCGGACGGTTCGCAATCGTGTTGCCGTCAATCGGATGGTTGGTCGCGCAGAGAGCGACACCGTCGCCACCGACAGACGCATTATACGTCGTGGCGGTATTGAGGATGTTAGCGCCGTAGATTTCCTTCGTCTGCGAAAAGCTCTCGATCAGGCCAAGGTTCGTGGGCGTAAACTGCGTCTTATACAGGTTGTCGTCGATGGCCTTGCGAGTGATCGCGTAGCCAAGGCCGATCTCGTAGTGTTCCTGATTATAGACGTAGCGCTCGCTCGCATTGTTGTCGAACGACACGGCGCCGCCTTCAGTCTTGATCGCGGCAAGACCGAGGTAACGCATTTCCGCAGTGCGCTCAAGAGCAAGATTAGACTTCGATTTCTCGAACATCTTATCCCACTGAGACGGGATCTGCGGGTATTTACCTTCAACGCCCCGGAGGCCGGGGAGGAGAAGGTCGCGGATGGCAGAAAGATTAACAGCCATTGTTCCTTACTCCTCTTAAGCGCCCGTCGGGCCGGTTGCACCAGTCGGGCCGGTAGCACCGGTCGGACCAGTCGGGCCTTCCAGATCGCCATTGTCGCGCAGCCACTCATTGTTGAAGCCAACAACGACGTAGTTGTAGTTCGACGTAGCGTCGGTTCCGTTAGCGCCCGGCGGGTCGATAACCATGTCGACGATCTTGAACGGATACGTCGTGGTCGTGCCGACCGTGTCGAGATACATGCCGGAAAGGCCGGTTGAGGAGTTACCCGTGCCGACGTTAAGCTGAGCCAGCTTGCCGACAGGCGACGAGGTAAAGGTGGTGTTCGAACCAGTGATCTGGAACGAAGAACCGCTCGTCTGAACGACAAAGCGGGCATTCGGATCGTCAACGACATAAGCGATGACGTCGCCCGAAGCATCCGAACCCGGCCAATAGTTCGACCAGACAGTGCGCTTCTGCGAAACCGAAAGATACTGGCAACCCCAGAAGATGCCAGCGAGTTCAACCGCACCAGCAGTCGCCTGCTTGATGTAGCCATTCATGGACGGCGAAGTAACCGGGACGACAGCATCGCCCTTATAAATCGCAGCAGCCGACGAAGCGATGCGACGAACGGACAGACGCCAGTTCATCGGACCATTGCTCGTCGACGTCGGTGAGAAACCGAACGGAGCAAAGTTGTTGGACATGACCAATCCCTATGGGAGTTGGATCTTTACGCGCTGCCGGCGCGGCAATGCTTCAGATGGGGGGTGAATGACCTTTCCGGCGCGGAATGGTCGGTATTGCCACAGTCTTAAACGGTGGCGGGTTATAATCCTCTACCCCCGGCGCGGAGGGAGGAAACTTGGAAATGGCCGACTTTCCAATCGGCCATTAAAATCGTCCAGTTTATATTTATCAGACGTTTTGCAAGGATGCAACTACTCGTCTGCCGGAACCCCAATCGGGGACCGGGTCTTGCTAAACCGGTGAACCTCACGTGGGCCAAGATCGGATCCGCGGCCATTGCGAAGCTGCTGCTCCTTGGTCAAGACCGCTTCACGGGCGGCCCTGGCTTCCTGAGCCCTAGCCTCATCCGTCAGGACCTTGGGGCGTTCCATGAGGACTTGACCCTCTTGCTCAATCGTGGCGCCCGTCCATGTGCCCGGCATCATCTGCGGGTAACGGCTAAGCGGAACCGGGGTCCAGCCCTGACGGTTCAGTTCGACAATATACGCCGACTGCTCCTCGCCCATGACATGGGTGGCCTTCCATTGATAATCCCAGCCAGCCGGAGGTTCCGGAGCCCAGAACTTATCCCGGACAGCGCCGCCTTCAGGCTGGTTGTCGCGGATTTCCCGCAAACGGGCTTCAGCGCGAGCAACGCTGTTTTGAGTGGCGTCAAGCGGCTTATGATCAATAGACGTAGCGTCCATAGTCTTACGGAACGCCTTGCCTTCTCTTGTGCGGCCATCCGGGATGGCGATTTCATCAAATCCTGACATGAATAAATTCCTTACGCTGACAGTTTGCCTTCACGGATCAACTGCGCTTTGCTGCGGGCATAGGCTTCAATGGCTTTCTCGCGGGACATTTCAGGCTCATTCA